GTTGTAATTGACGATAGCCTCAATGTTGTAAACGTAAACAATGTTGACGGATACGATGTTAGTGCGCTTGGGAATAAGCTAGGCAACATCGAAGCTAATGCAGATGTGACCGATGGTGCAAACGTAGGAACAGCCCTCACAGGCTACACCACAGAAAACACAATTGCCTCTGACGATATTATCCCCGTATATGACACATCTGCTACTGCATGGCGCAAAGCAACGATTGCAAACGCTATTGCAGCGGGACCAAAAGGACAGAAGGGTCAGACTGGCGCGACTGGGGCTAAGGGCCAGAAGGGCGAGATCGGAGCGACTGGTCCGACAGGCGCAAAAGGTAATACAGGATCGCAGGGCGGTACAGGCCCAACGGGACCAACGGGCGCAAAAGGTCAAAAAGGTGAGGTCGGCGCAACTGGTAGCGGCGGTGCGACTGGTTCTAAAGGGCAAAAGGGCGAAGCGGGCGCGAAGGGCCAAAAGGGTCAAGGCGGCGCAGACGGTTCTGATGGTGCTAAGGGCCAAAAGGGAACGACTGGCGACCAAGGTATTCAGGGTGCTAAGGGTCAAAAAGGCGAGATCGGTAACACAGGGCCGACAGGCGGTACAGGCCCAACAGGTCCAACAGGGGCCAAGGGTAGCACAGGGAATACAGGTCCGACTGGTCCAACTGGAGCGAAAGGCCAAAAAGGTCAAACTGGAGCGACAGGCGGCACGGGTCCGACAGGTCCATCTGGTTTAGACGGTAGCACGGGGCCGACAGGCCCAACTGGTCCGAACGGGCCTACGGGAGCCAAGGGTCAGAAAGGCCAAACAGGAAATACTGGTGGCACTGGTCCCACGGGTGCCAAGGGCCAAAAAGGTCAAACAGGGAATACTGGGGGCACTGGGCCGACAGGAGCCAAAGGTCAAAAGGGTCAGACGGGCAACACGGGCGGTACTGGCCCCACGGGCGCGAAGGGGAACACGGGTAATACAGGCCCAACTGGTCCCACAGGCAGCACTGGAGGCACAGGCCCACAGGGGCAGAAGGGCCAAAAAGGCCAGACGGGCAACACTGGTCCGACTGGTGGGACTGGACCCACGGGGCCAACGGGTCAGAAGGGCCAGAAAGGTCAGACAGGAAACACTGGTCCCACGGGTGGAACGGGTCCGACAGGTGGTACTGGTCCGACAGGTTCAAAGGGCCAGAAAGGTCAAACTGGAGCGGGCGGCAGCACTGGTCCTACTGGTCAAAAAGGACAGAAGGGCCAAACAGGGAATACTGGGCCGACTGGGAATACAGGCCCGACAGGTGGCACGGGTCCGACTGGTGGCACGGGTCAGAAGGGTCAAAAAGGTCAAAAAGGCCAGACAGGGAACACTGGTGGCACGGGGCCGACTGGGGGTACTGGTCCCACTGGTCAAAAAGGTCAAAAAGGCCAGACGGGTAGCACGGGTGGCACAGGCCCAACAGGTCCAACTGGTGCGTCTGGTGTAAGTCAGATTAGTGGGATTGTAGTGGGTCCGAACAGCGGTTCAAGCCAAAATGCAACCATGATAAATGATTGGTTGATGTGTTCGTTCAGCACATACACTTACACAAGTGCAGGACGTTGGAGTGGGGATTATTACGTTCCAGGTGTACCCACAACTGGTTATCGCAAGAGATACAGAACATTCTAGGGGGAATGAAATGCCGTGGTATTATTTCAATTCAGATAACAGTCTTGCTTATCGTTCAGATAATGGGCGTTTAGCACCGAGTGAGGTAGAAAAGATCGGAAAGGGCGTTCAAGAAAAATTTTTTGAAAACCCAATTCCATTGCCACAAGGTTGTGAGGATGAAGAAGAAGACCTTTGGATTTTAGATGATGGGACCGTAGGCATCCGAGAGGACATGTATCGTCACGGTTCCAAGCGGCACATCAGAATTGCGATTGATTACTTGCAAATGTATGCCCCGCTAGACGAGTTGGATCGTCCCGAGAATTTTGAGGAAGTGGTGGAAATACTACAGCCTTGGGTTCCGCGCCATGTTATTGATAGAATGTTGGACGATGATGTTATTGATAACGCAGAAAAGCGGAAACTACTGGAGATGTGTGACGCGCTATGATTGAATTACTCGCGCCAGACGGCGATGTGGTCAAAAAGCTAGAGGGCTTTTTAGAAAAATATAAGGCGGATTTGGTTTACCCCACAGCCAAAAAAACAATTACTTACGAAAAATTCCTTGAGCGACCGTTGCCGCATATGGATATTCCTTATGGGAATGGAGGTATAGAACAACGCTATGTTAATGAAAATGGGATAGGCAAAGACATGAACTTTGACCTTTCTCGAATTTGCGAAAGTATGGGCTACGGGTGGTGTTCGAACTTCAATATCATGGCGGCATCTACGCAAATGACTTGGCATACCAATTCCAATCACAAAGGTTGGCGTGTGTATTACACAAAAGGCGGCGGTGTTTTTAAATACATTGACGAAAATGGTGAGCAGCAAGTAAGCGAGGACAGCGCGGAAGGGTGGACATGTCGCCGTTTCAAGATCAGATCACGAAACCCGCTGTGGCACTCAGTATATGCAAGAAATCAAAGGATCGCGTTTGGCTTTGGTAAGAAATTTTAATGCTGACACGTGGCTTAGGCAGTGGATAGAGGCGCGAAAGCACAACGCTGAAAAGATGCACCTTGTTCCGACAATTCGCAGATGCTTAGAAATATCGGGCGAATGGTATAAGGAAAGCGGTGAAATCACCACATTCGAGACGTTCGAAAACATGACCCCTGATTACAGGTTCATGGGGGGGTTTGGTGCGTTTGAACATTTGCGCTTTTACAAAGCATTAACGACATCGGGTTTATATAAAGCGTCCGATGATTGGAAAAATGCAACATCAGATGAACAGATTTACCAAGATTATCTGGGCCGCTCAAATGATCGGTATTTGCAAACGGATGATGTGTGGGTGAAAGAGCGTCCTTATGTGCTTGTTCCATTGCAGTTTGTTTACCCCAAAGATTATCACCAGAGCGTAGCATTGGTAGAGTGGGCGACAACGACAAAAACATACACCGTGTTCAAGAGGCACCCCGCCTCATCCAGTCAAAGCCAAACCCCGCGTGATTATGATAAGTTTTGGTCGGTGATGGAGCGCAGCGGCATGACGAGCGAATACACGCATTTCCCCGTTGAAAATTACAACTCAACGTCAATGGTTTCTCAATGTGACATGCTCATATCAGTGGATAGCGCAATGACACTACAGGCAATGTTGCATAACAAGCCCGCCGTGAATTTGCGTAGATGCATGATAAGCGACATCGTTCCGTTGATGGATTATAAAAAGTTGGATGAAAGCGTTTTGGACGTTTCGGCGGTATCGGTCTCTGATCAAATTCGTTGGCTTACTTGGTATTGGAATACTTGCGTCAATGATTTCCACGCAGAAAATTTCGAGTGGAAGCTAAATCGTAGGCGCGATTTGTATTTGCAAGGATACACAGACGATGATTTGTATTCGTGGGAATTTACAAAAAATGCAGGGTTTCATTAATGGCCCTTTTGTTCCCGCCGCGCGAGCGATCAATTTATGATGATTGGTTTGCGCAGTGGATTAAGAACAGACAAGGCGAGGCTAATCTATCGGTTCGCATACCGACCATGCGTAAGTTGGTTGATTATTGCAAGGCGGCACCTACGCCAAGTTCACAGCTTATGTTGCAACACGGATACGGGATTGATCATCATGCACGGTTTACTCGGTTGCGCTATATCAAACAATTTCCAAAACGTGATGATGCGGATTGGATGAATGCAAAAATAGATCAGGACGTTGTGAGCATCTACCGATCCAAAGGCGTTGCATCACGCTATGGCGGTGTAGCGTTTAAACCAGATCGAAATTATGCGCTTTGCTTAATGGGAGATATTTGGCCCCGATTGTTTGCGGCGACAATCGAATGCTTGAAATATGCGACGATCAGCAAAACCTACACTTTATTCAAGCCTCACCCCCGTCAAAGCAAGCGTGACATAGAAAAGTTTTGGTCGATTGCTGCGAGTAACGGGTATGTCAGTGAATACACGGTTTTGTATTATGGCGATGCTGATGCGTTTAGTATGATTGATCAATGTGAATTTGCATATAGCCCCGATAGTAGCTTGGGACTTTGGGCCGCAATAAAGGGCAAAGCGTTTTTTCACACTAGCCCAACTGTCCTGATTGATCTGATTGATTGTTTCGATAGCGTTTCGCATGACTATCAGCCAAAGACACTTGATCATTCGATGGTGGATAAGTGGATCACTTGGTATTACAATGTGGTTGTCGTGGACTTATCGCTTGATCGCTACAAAGAACATTTGCAGATTAGACAAGGTTTGTATGAAATCGGCATGTCGGATCACGAACTTTTAACATGGAAGGTCACAGCAAAACATGGATTACACCGCAAGTCATAATCAAGAACTTTCGCCGTCTATGCTAAAAATGGATGATTTCATTTGGTGCGTTGAAGTTCACTTGACGGAATTATGCAACATGAAGTGTGGCTTTTGCCCGCGAGCGCATGGTTATCCGAACCTCAATCAACACATGTCACTGGATACTTTCAAGTTGATACTGGATGAAATAGCCACGTTTGATTTTAAAGACAGAAATGGATGGAGTGATAACATTGATGGGAGTTTATGGCTTGAGCCGCCAGATAAGTTCAGGCTGCATTTTGCGGGTCGGGGCGAACCCGCATTGCATCCACAATTTAGGGAAATCTTAGAATATGCGCTTCATATGCGTGATACTGTTATTCCCCATTTGTGGATCAAGGTAAGCACAAACGGATCACGGATTGATCAGTATTATGACTTATACCAAAAATGTGACAACGTAAATTTTAGTGTCTATGATGAAAGCAAGATTAGCTTTGACGAGGCGAAAGCCAAATACAATAAAATACGGGTTTCGGATCGGACTACAAAAAATGTTTTTGCCAATCCCAAAAGGTTCCGCATTCTAAACAATCGCGGCGGTTCTGTCCCAGATGAAAATATCAATCGTAATGCATACAAAGGGCATCCTAAATGGGGCCGCATATGCCACAAGCCGTTCAACATGATCTATGTGAATTGGGATGGTGATTATGTCCTGTGCTGTAATGATTGGCGCAAAACAGATCACTTCACTAACATTCACGATGTTTCAATGAAAGACTTCTGGAACAACGACCCAGACTTGCGGGCGTATCGCACAGAACTGATGAATGGGCGCAGAACATTTGAGCCATGCAAGACATGCTACAAGCGGCCTGATGTTGCTTTTCTTACGCAGCTAGGTGATGCCATTGATATTTGATCGTGCGGTTATAGAGGTAAATGGATCGTGCAACTATTCTTGCAATATGTGTCCGCAATCTACAGGGCGTGATCCTGATTTCCTTGTAAAGATGGACAGGGATACGTTCAAAAGCGTTCTTAATCAAACAAGCCCGAAAGTCGTAAACCTAGAAGGATCAGGGGAGCCAACCCTAAATTCGGATTTGCCTTGGTATATCGAAACAGCCAAGGCCACAGGCGCGGCGGTCTATATCTTTTCCAATGGCCTAAAGATGCGCGGTCAGTTTATGCGCGATTGCGTAGATGCAGGGTTGGATTTCTATAGGTTTTCGATCATCGGCTACAATGCGGAGAAAGATGCGCGGTCAGTTTATGCGCGATTGCGTAGATGCAGGGTTGGATTTCTATAGGTTTTCGATCATCGGCTACAATGCGGAGACATACGCGCATTGGATGCAGAGCCAATCGTTTAACTGGGTTATCGAAAACATGTATGCGATGCGTGATTATGCGGATCACACTAAGGTCGCAAGCTATCACCTCATATTGGACAACGATAACGTTGCGCACGAAACACAAGAATATCTAAAGATTGCGAATGGTGGATTGTGCGAAATCTGGAAAATGCACAACTGGTCTGGATCGTATGCCCCCGCAAAGCCGCGCAGCGGGCTTGTCAGTTCGTGTAATCGCCCTTTCTCTAATGATATAGTCATAAGAGCAAACGGCACTGTGCATCCATGCTGTCAAGTTTTGGGGCGTGATGCAGAGGCAAGTCTAGGGAATGTGAATGAAAAGCGCGTCCGAGATATTTGGTTCGGCAAAAAATATGAGACGTTGCGCGAGGGTCATAAGTGGGGGCAATTTCCTAGCTACTGCCAAGAGTGTGATTTTCTTTTAGATGATCCTGAAACATTGGTATATTCTAATCATGCCCAAGATGGGCGGATGCATGGGACAAACTTCAACTTGAAGGAATTAACAAATGCCTGAAATGCCATATATGATATGGAACGGTGCGGTAAACGACCAAAGAATTAAAAACATAATTGGACAAGGTGAAAGCCAAGCGCAGCACACGGCGAGTGTTTTTGGTGGTGAGATCACGCAGGTGCGGAGATCGGAAGTTGCATGGCTAACCGATGATTTAGAGCTGCGCAATTATTTGTTTGGGTTTGCTTTCGAGGCAAATCGTCATTGGGGTTTCAATATCCACAACGATGCAGAAATCCAATATACAAAATACAAAGGCGAGGATCAGGGTCACTACGATTGGCACACTGATGTTGATTGGTTTTCACCTTTGCGGGTTCATCGCAAAATATCTTTGACAGTTCAGCTTAGTAACCCCGATGAATATGAGGGTGGTGATTTTGAATTAGGTGGCGCAGCTTTGCCGCCAGAATACAAGCAACGCGGCACTGTTCTTGCGTTTCCCTCATACCTTATGCACAGGGTTTTGCCAGTAACGTCTGGTGTTCGGCATTCCCTTGTGACTTGGTTTGAGGGTCCGCAGTGGCAATAATCTACCAGATTAGTCTGCACGGTTCTGCCTTTGATGCGCGTAATCTATCTTGGGATGCGGCTATAAGGCAGAGCGGATGCAAGCCCGACACAGCTTGGATGGACCCAATACATAAGCGACCATTGCTAAAGGGTGAGTTTGGTTGCTCAGTGAGCCATTTAGAGGCGTGGCGCAAAATTGCGGCGACAGGGATAAATGGCATAATCCTAGAAGAAGATGCGGTTTTTGATGAGATTAACCCTCACCATGTCGATCACAAGCTAGAGGGTTATGATAGTGCTTGGCTTGGTTATCGTTGGAATGACATGGGTTATTGGTATAACTGTCACGCCTACGCGATCACGCCAAGCACAGCCAAGCATCTGATTGACGGGTTCGCGGATGCGATTATTCCAGTTGATGAATGGGTGCCGCAAAAACTCATGGAAAAGAAAAATTACTTCTACGAGCCAGAGCGTGTTAAACAAATCCCACGGGCTAGTAGGCCATCCACAATCGAGGATACAGAAATGCTAGAAGGCAAAGATACAGATTTCCGCATTGTCACAGTTGCGACAGAAGAAAGTAAGATGTGGGCGTTAGAGCAATCGGCTGCGCGATATGGCGTGACGGTTCACAACATAGGTAAGGATCATCCGTGGCGTGATCCCATGACTGGCCTAGCGGGTATGCCCAAAATTCAGTTGATCAACGAATATCTGGCGACAGTTCCAGAGGATGCGGTGGTCCTGTTCATGGATGGTTATGACACGTTCTTTGCGGATAGTCCCCTTGAGGTTTTAAAACGCTACTACGAGATGGATGCGGACATTGTGTTTGGCGCGGAGCGCGATCACTGGCCTTTGGTTGATGATGAATTTATGCGGGACAAATGGCCCGACACTGGAACCCCCTATAAGTATTTGAACAGCGGCCTTTATATTGGCACGGCTAAAGCACTTCACGCTTTCATTGCACAGGATGCCCCCAATAAGGCAGATAAGGACGATCAACTTTATTGTCAGTTGCGCTATCTAAAGACACTACCCCCTAAGTTAGTCGATAAGGGCTATCGCTTCCCCTACACCGTAAAGCTAGATGTTGAGGCGTACATTTTCCAAAACCATGAACCCAATATTCGGGTTGTGAATGGTCAGTTGTGGAATGATGAAACGAATTGTTGCGGGTGTATTTATCACGGTAACGGTGGCGATGATGCAAAGTCATTCTTTATCGAAATGTCTACGCAATTCGGACTTGAGCCAAAGGAACAGCCTGTTAGCCCATATTACTTGACGCTAGAATATGATGAAGTCGGGCCAGATATTCTTTGCACTGATTTTCTTACGGATCGCCAGTGTGAGTTTCTAATCCACAAGTCGGAAAGCTATGGAAACTGGGGCCAGATGGAGGGCGATAAGTTTCCCGCACAGGAAATCCGCATTCGTCAGCTTGGCCTATGGCACGAATACGAAAGGCTATGGCACGAAAAGCTAGGTAAGATCGCGGAACAATATTGGGTGCCGATGCAGCACATTGGGCTGCGGGATGCGTTCACAATGAAGTACACAGTGGATACGCAGAAATCTTTGGGACTTCACACCGATGCGTCTTTGGTCACGGGTAGCGTAAAGCTAAATGAGGATTTTGAAGGGGCCGAGGTTATATTCCCGCGCCAAAACTTTTCCAATATCAATGTTCCCAAGGGGCGTTGCTTATTGTGGCCCTCAGAAGTAACCCACGGGCATGAGGTTCCCGATCTAATCAGTGGCACAAAGTACAGCTTGACCATGTGGACAAGCCGCTATCAGGGTGATGTAAATGGCTAAATTCTTTGTAGAGATTGGGGCAGCGGATTTCGATACGTTAGAGCCTTTGGCAAAGCAGGGTTGGCACGGCTATGTGGTTGAGCCGATCCCGCACTTATATCAAAAACTGGTCAAGCAATTTGAGCCGTACCCTGTCGAGGTGTTTCAGTGCGCCTTGTCAGACTATAACGGCGAAATCGCAATGGCGGTAGCCCGCGATGATGGTTCGTGGCTTACGGGTTGTTCGCATGTGATCTCCGATAATCATATGGGCTACAAGCTAAGTGAAAACATTGATCGACAACATGATTTCGATGAGAAAATTGGTGTTGATTGTGTGACTTTGGATGCGTTGCTCAAGGACGTTCACCGCGTGGACTTTATGAAGGTGGACGCAGAAGGCCATGAAAACAACATCTTTTTGAATTACTCGTTCCGTGTTAAGCCGACGATGATCAAAGTGGAACACAAGCATATTGATGATACGGTCCTTGCGCGTAAACTTGAAAGCAATGGTTATTTGGTTTGGACCGAAAAAGATGATATATATGGGATAATCTAATAGGAGCCTTTCCATGTCTTTCGGCGCAAGTCCCTTTGCTAGTTATACGTTCGGTGATGATGGGACGATCAAATATGATATAAGCGCGGATGATATAACGGGCGGCACACCTTCGGTTGGCACATCTGATTTCGTTGAAACGAATGTTTTAACAACCGCGACAATCGCGACAGGATCGCCAACCCTTGGCACTACAGAGATTGATCAGGATCATCAGCTATCTACTGGTGCGCTAAGTGGCGCGGCCCCAGATGTTAATGATACAACAATGCAAGAGGACGAAAGCCTATCAACTGGCGAATTGGCTGCGTCTGCCCCTGTCCTAGATACTGGGACAATGACTGAGGACGAAACATTTACAACTGGTGAATTGGTTTCCTCTGCCCCTGATCTTGATACAGCCACCATGTCAGAGGATGAAACATTCTCGGCGGGTGATTTGGCTGCGGGTGCGCCCGTTGTTCCAACGTCAGATTTCAATTTGACAGCACCGCTTACAACTAGCGACATTTCTACAGGATCGCCCACGGTTGGAACATCCACCTTTGATCAAGACCAAACATTTGAGCCTGATGAATTAGCAACCGCCGCGCCTGATGTAGCGGACGCAACCATGCAGGAGGATGAAACATTTAGTGCCGCCGCCGAGTTGCGCACAAATCGCCCTAGCATCCCACAGCTTGTATTAGTTCAAGATCACGACCTAGACGCAGAAGCAGTTACAACTGGTGCGCCAAGTGTTCCTAATTTGCAGCTAGTAGAAGAAGAAACCTTTAGCACATCCACAATAAGCACAGGATCGCCAAGTGTACCGACAACGGCCTTTGATCAAACGCATATATTTGCAGTGTCGAATTTGGAAACGGGCGCGGCAAGCGTCCCTGCGCATGGCATTAGTGAAGAAGAAACATTTGCAACGGGAACCTTAGAAACACCCGCTGTCGAGATATTTGGTTCGACCATCGAACAAGAACATGCATTTTCATCTAACGCCATAGATACAGGCGCGGTTGATGTGCCAGATGTAAATATGACCGAGGACGAAACATTTGCGACAGGCACGGTAAGCGCGGGGAACCCTGATCTAGATACGGCGGATATTACGGAAAATAATATTTTCACCGTTTCAAATCTTGATAGCGGTTCAGTTGATATTGCCGACAGCAATGTAAACTTTACGCAGGGCCACGATTTCGACACGGTGGATATGTATAACGGCAACCCGCGCCTAGATACCGCCGACTGTGATATAATTAGTAACTTCGCCCCTAATGTTTACACACTAGGAACCCCAAGCGTTCCAAGTGTTTCAATGTCAGAAGAAGAAACGTTTAACGTCAATGAATTGGTGATCGGTGTTCCAAGTGTTGCGGGCGCAACAATCGCACAAGAACATGATTTGAATGGCGGTGAGATCATCACATTGCCTGTGGAAAACCCAGATATTCCATTGATCCAAGGGCATGATTTCACAACGGCAAATCTAAATTCAAGCGCACCAACTGTCCCAACTTTAATTTACGATGCGGCATTGGGCCGTATTGTTGATGAGAGTGATGGTTCAATTGGGACGGCAGAGCTAGAGACAGATGCGCCTAACAATGCTACACTGTCGCTAACAGGACCGAACAAAGTTGATATAGCGGCATAAATCAGGTAGGAACCAAACATGGCGTTCTTTATTAAACAAAACGATACATCACCCGCGCTACAGGTTACACTGAAAGACGCAAGCGGAACGGCGATTGACTTATCAGGGGCAACCGTTCGTTTCCACATGCGACAGGTCGGAGCGACAAGCGCAAAGGTAGATGATGCGGCTACCGTTTCCGATGCGGATGGTGGCATTGTTTATTATTCATGGAGCGCAAGCGATACCGACACAATCGGATCATTCGAGGCAGAGTTTGAGGTGACATTCTCTGGCGGTGAAATCGAAAGTTTCCCAAACAATCGCTTCATCCAAGTGGAGATTACAGATGACATCGCCTGACACCAAACAAAACCAATTTAATATTCAAGCTATGTCATTTGGATTGGCTTTGGTGGCGCAGACGATTATGCTTGTGGGTTATATCACAGGCATAGCGAATGACGTAGAAACAGCGGTGCGCGACATTGATCGCAATGTACAGCGCATAGATAGATTAGAAAAAACCGTGCAGAAGCAAGAGGTTTTGTTAGCCCGAATATCATCTGATTTAGGGGCTATCCGCAAGAGTGTGGAGAGAATGGATGAACGGGCGAGTAGTCGCGATTAGCCTCTTACTAGCGGGCTGTGCCGAAATCAAAATGCCACAGCCGATTTCTTTGCCCTCAATCTGCATGGGGGAGCAAACTTGTGAGGCGCGAAAGAATGCGGAAACACTTGCAATCATGGGTTATCACGATGCTGCTCTTACTATTATGTGCGATGATAGTAGGGTCAGAGGCGTTTTGGAGGTGGAATGCGGATCAAGCCCGTTGTCGTATCCCTGATCTTGTGGACATCTCCATGTTCTGCCCAAGACATTAACGGTGATCTGAATACGAACATCGGTGATAGCTCTACTGTTGATAGCAACAACAGCACAGAGAACAACACGTTCAACGGGCCACAGGGCGCACTATCCAATCCAGTTCCCACAGCAATGGCCCCCACTGTCATGGGTGGCGGGGGCAACGATAGCTGTCTAATCCCATCCAGTCGCGGCGTACAGGTTAGCTTGTTCGGGATCGCAGAGGGCAAGGCCGAACAAGACCCCGAGTGCAACCGCAGGAAGGACGCGCGGCTCTTGGGTGCGCCTCAAGCGGTTGGCGGGCTAGGGCTACAGGTTTCAGGGATTTCGCGCATGTGTGGCGATCCTATGGTGTTTCGGGCTATGGCCTTAGCGAATACACCCTGCCCCATTATGGACGTTGATACGGGCAAGCTATTAATCGGGCGGGCCGCTTTCGAAAAGTACCGTTCAAATCCTAGCCTGTTTGTGGTAGGCTATGCGCAAGATAAGGCGTTTTGGAACGCTCTTTTAGCCATAGGAAGGAAGTTAGATGAACTACCTACGAATGACGACAGCCCTAGTTTGTCTGACAGGTTCAGGCGCAATAGCCGATCAGGCGACAACTTATGGCGACCTAGCGGATCGGGCGAACGCGATAATGGACCAGATGCAACTGTCTCGGACACTAGCGGCGGGGGCTAATTATTACGCAGGGGTTGGGGGCATCGCCCCAGATGGTTCTGTGACGCAGGGGCAGTTGTCGGTCCAGATGGTTAGCGCGTACAATGATGCTTATCAGGCGGTTCTGGATACCAGTTATTACAACACTCAGATGTTGCTTGAGGATCAAGCAGACGTTGCAATGGACAATTTGAGTTTGGCGATTGACAACTTGGTAGATGCTACAGCGACATTCGCTACAGTGGGTGCGGTTGCGGAAATGGCAGCGGAGGCTGAGGTTGGAACGGTTGAGGATCAGATCGAAGTCCAAAACATTCTGGAGCAACAGGACATGACCATCACAGACGCGGATGTTCAAACCTATAACACGGCGGTTGAGGATGTAGAGAAGTATGCGCAAGAGGCGGCGGGGTTCGCGGCTGCGTCTATGAATACGGAAATCACAGCATCGACTGACAACTGGGCAGAAAACAATCAGATCGAACTGACCCAATACACTAGCATCACATATGACGCGACAACTGACCTGTTGATTATGGATTTTTACAATCAGTCAAACGGTGCTTATGGGAGTGTCGGTTTCGAAGGTTTCTTGCAAAACAGCTACAAGACAGCCGAGGATATTTATAACACAGGGATAGCATATGGCGGGTAGGCGTAGATCGGCGCACATAAGTTTTGATGAGGATGAGGTGGATGAAACGTCCCTCCGTTTGGGAGGCTACACGTTTAAACCTGTTCATTTCTTGGTTATCGGCCCTGTTCTTAGTGGCATCGCTACTGGCATTTATCTTGGCTATGATGCTTATAACAGGTTTCTTGATGTTGAGGCTAACATTGGGGTAGTCTTGGAAGCGGAGGGCCGCATTCAGGCTCTTGAGCAAACAATAGGAGACAATGACGTAAGCAACCTACAGTCACAGCTTTCCGCGATCTCGACCAATATGGCGACGATCCTAGAACAGCAAAAGACATTGTTGGATTTGCGCAGCAAAGTTGAGCGGGCCGAATTGTTGACCAATGGCATTGATACAAAATTGCAGCGCATACAGGACGATATTGATAGTACTTGGGACGCAATAGACGCATTGGAAAAACCACTATGACAACAGCACCTAAAAAACGCGGTCGCCCACCAAAGGCGAAAACCTTACAAGCCGATAGCCAATTTGCGCAGTTCGATGCGGATGGTGATGGCATTGTTTCGGATGCGGAGTTGATGGCAGCGGAACGTGCTGCGGAACTAAAGGCCAAGATTGAACGGTGGCGCAATGAGGACGCGCTACAGGACAGGCAAAGAACAATCGCGCTTGTTGCTATGCTTTCGACCATTGCAGTCATTGGTGCGCTTCTTAGCCCGTATATACCCATAGACCGCATGAACGCGGCACAGGGTTTCGTGAATACATTTCTAGTCGCGCAGACTGGGATCGTCGTTGGCTTTATGGGAGCGAGTGCGTGGAGCAAGAAGAAAGCGGACTAGACCCGTATATTGAACTAGCAGATTGGATTGATGGCGTAGTTACACGGGCCGACAATCTAGTTGATGTTGCGAAAGGCAATCATTGCCTTACTCGACCCGATGGGGACTGGACCAGACGGATCGCATTGGCAGAGGGCTTGCGTGGCATCTATGATACGAATGTCGTTTCTATGATATTGTTTTGCTTGCTCATGCGGATTGACCCCGAGTTCTACGATGGGGATGCAGTGGAGCGAATGAACAACGAATTTCACTAGGAGGTGAAAGATGATCGCGTTATTGGGTAGCCTGTTAGGGTTCGGCACTAGCTTTTTGCCGCAAGTCTTGGATTTCTTTAAGCAGAAACAAGAACACAAAAACCGACTGGAACTATTGGAACTACAGGGTGAACTAGCCGCCCGAGGTGCCAGTTTGCAGTTGGACATTTTGGACAAGAAAGCGGAACTAGAAGAAACGAAAGCGATTTACAATTATGCTAACCCTACTAGCGGATTTTCTGCGGGACTGGCCTCAAGCGTCCGTCCTGTTATCACTTATCTGTTTTTTGCTTTATTCATGGCAACCAAGGTTGTGATCATGTTGAAAGTGATTGAGGAAGGTGGTGACTGGAAGGAAGCGGTTGACTTGATGTTTGATGCGGAAACGCAGGGTCTATTCGCGGCGGTGATTTCGTTTTGGTTCGGACAGCGCAGTGTTTCAAAGTTTATGGGGAAAAGATAATGAAAATCACAGTTGAACAACTTAGCCATATGATCCCGAAAAACACCGAGGTTGAACAGTGGTGCGATGAATTGAACCGCGCGTTCGACAAATACGGGATCAACACACCCAAGCGGATTGCGGGTTTCATTTCCCAGTGTGCGCATGAAAGTTCCGACTTTCTTAGACTAGAGGAAAACTTGAACTATTCAGAGGGCGCACTTAATCGCGTGTTTGGTCGCTACTTTGGCGAGGGTAAGCGCAATGCTGCGGACTATGCGCGGAACCCTGAAAAGATCGCCAACTACGTCTACATGGACGAATACCGATCAAAGCGTGGCGCACTCGGGAACGTACATGAGGGGGATGGGTGGCGTTTCCGCGGAAAGGGTTTAAAGCAACTGACAGGCCGCCGAAACGTGGAAGGTTTCGCCAAGGACTTTGGCATCACCGCAGAGGAAGCGTCTGACTGGTTGGAAACAAAAGAGGGCGCATTAGCATCCGCACTTTGGTTCTGGGACACGAACAATCTGAACGAGGTTGCGGACACTGGGGATGTTGCCAAACTGACCAAACGGATTAACGGGGGCGATATTGGCCTTTCTGATAGGCAAAGTCGATACAACACAGCCATGCAAGCATTAACTGGTGACATGCCCTCACGGGCTAGTTTTAGCGGCACTGTGCGCCTTGGAGATCGCGGTAACAATGTCAAGTTGGTGCAAGAGAAACTCGGACTAGCTGCGGATGGTATTTTTGGAAGCGGCACAGATGCGGCGGTCAAGAAATGGCAGTCTGAAAATGGGCTAGTTGCTGATGGGATCGTGGGGCCAAAAACTTACGCAAAAATGATGGGCTAGATGCAAACAAAGCTAGGATGCGAGGGCAAGCTATCCCACAAACAGTTGGTCCGCTTAGGCGGGCTAATTGCTTTTGTGTGTGACCGCTTGCCATATGATCACATATTGGACGATCTGACATGTAACGGTTTTCTGATTGAGGATGGTAATTGGTTTGAAATGACCGCCAAGGGTCGGCACGAGCTAACGCGATTGACCGCTATGGCGGGGCTGCGTCCTGAACATTATGGGGACAAATAGTTATTCTGGGCGCAATTTTGGCTTGATGCTATGGGATAATTTTACAGTTTGAATGCACCACATATTTACATCGCTTTCCGCGTTAAAATATTCTGCCATGTTTTCATTGTCGCGAATAGCGATTTGACACGCCTCATAAGTGGGCAGAATAAGATATGTCTCGATGTCAATACCTCGCACCGTGTATTCTATCCATAAAGCGGTAAAAAATTCCATTGCCTGAACCTCCTGTTTTTGGTTTATTGTGTCGCGTGGGCCGTTTGGAAATCATCGTTTTTTGTTGGTTCTACCCAAGCTGTATCCCGACACTATAGCGCGGCCCACACGATTATTTCCATTTTACCGCAAGCGGCTCTAACGCCCGCGCTCTTTCCAAATCATCTGGGGTATCTACTGACACCGTGTCACCCGATAATTTAAAGGTGTTAACTGGTATTCCGTTTTCTATCAGGCGCATCATTTCGATTTTTTCTTGTCGCTCAATGTTCCCCTCCCCCAGATCGTAAAATGTTTCTAACGTTTTGGCCCGAAATCCCACAACGGACAGGTGCTTGAAACTAGGCATAGACACGTCCCAAGTATAAGGAACTGGCAAACGGCTCATGTAGATGATGCGGCCCTCTGTATGAACTAATTTCACGCGGTTAAAGTTATCGCGTTCGTCTGTGTACTGATACGGAACAACGGCTTGGCAGTCGTATTTGTGCATATGTTCTGCGACTTTGTTAATCCATTCAGGGTTCACTAGGGGTTCATCACCTTGCACATTCACCACAATGTCGTCGGCTTTTAATCCTAGCTTGTGCGCGGCCTCCAGTAAGCGTTCGGTCCCGTTTTTATGGTCTGCGGATGTGTCTACGGTTTCTATCCCGTGATCTCTGCAAACCCAGTGAATGCGATGATCAGGGGTGGCAACCACCACCCTTGACGCAATACTCAACATTGATCGTTTGGCGACATGAACAATCATCGGGTAGCCGTTGATGTTTTCTAGTGCCTTGTCTGGCAGTCGTGTGCTTGCCAGTCTTGATGGGATGATTACCGTGAAATCCATATTTATCACCATTGAATATTATATTTGACCCGCCAGTAGCGGATTGAACTTTCACTAACCCCAATCGCGCGGGCAACCTCTGCGTTGTTCATGCCCTGACCAATTAGCTTTTTGATTAGCGCAAGGCGTTCTGGGTTATATGTTCCTACAGGCCGACCCGTTTTCTTTTGAGGCTTTGGTTCCTTATTTTCTGGGATACTGCCCCACGCTCTACGGTGTCGCTTTCGTTCCTCTGCGGCTAGTGCCGCCCATGCTGTCGCCGTTGTCATTTCCGCGCCCCCTTATTGTAAGTTTGTGGAACCAAACCTTTGCGCGGTAGCTTGAATTTCTTGATCAACATTTCGATGTTTTCAACTGGGGACAAAAGCACATCTGCGATTTGCTCATTGGTCAGTTTATACCAGATCAGTTTGTTAATCTGGATGATCTTGGGCGCGACCTTAAACGTTTCCTTGATTGCCTTTGGCTCGTTGTATCGGATCGCGTTTTCTTTTCCCACTTGCGTCTTTTCGATCATGTCAATTTTGGGTTTGATTGCCTCATTGCGGAATGCGTCTTCTTTTGCTTTCATTTGCATCATCTTTTGAATTTCACTCGGTGTTGGCTTACGCCCATATAGTTTTGTGAAAGTGTCTGTGATGTTTACCATTTCTGCCTCTTAGATATTGTAGCCTAGTTGTTGTGCTTTAAATTTGAACTCGCGCAATTCCGCTCTTGCCATGTATAGTTGGCCCCTAGCATTGGGTAACGGATCGCGGCGATTACACTCATTTTCCCAGTTCGCAACCATGCGTTTCAGATGCACATATTCTCGATGCATATCTGATCCCAAGTTTCAATCCACAAGGTTCACACCCTCATTCTTGTGGCCTTTGAATTTGATTTTGTTGACCTGACAAAAACGGTTGAGTTGTTGACGAGTGATGCCAAGATCACGCGCGGCCTCTGATTGTGTGCGGCCCATGTTCACCTGATCCTCAACCAGTTTGACCTGTGCGGCCTTGTGGCTCTCAATTAGTTGTTTCCATTTGCTCATAGTCCTGCAATCCTTTTCATATTTTTGGTTTGGAAATATCCGTCATGTTGTGGGTGTCGCGCCATGAACAGTCTTGCGTAAAGCGCGATGAAATCATTTGTCACTTTGTAGGGTTCGTCGCGGATCATGGTTTCCCAACGAACGCGGTTTGCAACCATCCATTGCGATCCCCGATTGGGTCGCGTCTGGATCATTTCTAAGGTGAACTTTTCAAAGAATTGATATGTCTCTGGTTTGGTTCTTAGGTGATATAGGAACTGACTTGCCAAGCAATCTTTTTCACCAGTTTTGATGCTGTGCAAATAATTTATAAGTTCGTTTTCAGTTTGGTATTCCATCTTTGATCCTTCCTATCTGATGGGGTGGGTGGGGGCTGCGCCCCCTTGGGTTATGCCGCGAGTGGTGAACACTCTACGGCTTGGCCTTTGATGAATGCGCGATAGTCTGCATCCAGATCGTTAAGCTGAGTTTCCCAATCGCCAAGGGATACAACCTCGGTTGGGAACTCTTTGAAATGGATATTGTTGTTGCTGTACTTAGCCATAACAAACGCCATTGCATCGGCTGCGCGCTCTACATCAGAAACGATGTAGTCATTGCCACCCTTGAATTTCCAATATGCTTGACCGTCTTGAAAGCGGCCCTCACCATCGTGTGCGCCATAGTTTTCTAGGTGCTGTGTTTTTACTACGAATTTCATTTTGGTATCCTTCCTACAGGTGGGTGGGGCTTACGCCCCTGCCAGATGAATTTTCCCAACTTCTAAGATTTGATCCGCGTCAACCAGAACCTCTTGTCCCGCCTCGCGTGAAATGATGCCATCATCAAATCCTGAGATTAGCGTAATAGAGTGTTGAACTGTGCCACCATATTTCACGCGGCTCTCGGTGATGATACCTTGAACGCGGTTATCTAGGTAGTTAGCGACTGCGGCCTGACCAGTTAAATTCCAAGACATTTTTAAGTTCCTCCATTTGGTATAAGGTGATAATAGCAGCATGATCCGAAGTGTCAACAACTTATTTACAAATATTTAGAATAACGCTTGAGCATGATTTCTTGGGTCTGTTCTTCTAGGTGGTCGATGAACTCCGCGAGGTATTCATAGTCCTGATCACTTACGATTATATCACAGGCCCGCTGTGCGCTCTCTATATCGCCGCAAAGCCTCTTGTTCGCCTGACAGTGGCAGATTTCATAAACCGTTACTGTGTGGTCCGCAAAATGGCTCTGGCCCTCTGGGTATTCGTGCGTGATTGATCCGCGATCTTTGCAGTGTGGGCAGTTGTAAGACATGGGCTTTCCTCTGGTATGGGTGGGGGCTTTCGCCCCCTTTGATTATGCGTTTGCGAGCATTGCTTGGAATTTGGCGATCATGACCTCTGCGGCCTTCACTGCCTTTTCATCCTTTCGGATTTTGTAACCCTCAAGATTATATTCTACTGCGGCGATCATATCTTTTAGAGATTGTTCTAGTGATTTTTCCATTTTGGTATTCCTTCCTCTGGATGGTTGGGGCTTTCGCCCCTTACTTTGTTTTCGCTTCGATTTTTTCGATTGCCGCTAGAACGTCTGCGGTTGGCAGGTCGTTGCACTGCATGAAGTCCAATGATGCATATAGGGCTGTAAGTGCTTCGCGTTCGTACTGTGTAAGTGGGTTAGTCATGTCATTTCCTCCTTGGTATGAATTATATGTAGGCTATATGATTACAAACGTCAACAATTAATTTACAAAAAAGTGAAAAAAGTTGGGGTAAGGAAATCCCTACCCCGAAATGATTAACCGATCAGGCCATACTGGGCCATTGTGCGGTTCAGGTTTTTCTGGGTGATCTCTGCTAGATCATCCTCGAAATCTGATAGGTCTAGGATTTCGACACCATCCACCAAGACACCAGATGCGCGGCGTTGGCGAATGCCTACCGAGTGGCAGCGTCCATTCACCAACCAATCGCGGGCAATCGCTCTTGCGTGATGAACGTCTGTCGCGTCCAGTTCGGTCATAGGTGCATCCGTATATGGTGCGACCTCTAGGTGGACCACATAGCCGTGATCTGTGTTGCGCTGTGCGCGGGCTACCGCTGCGTCTGCGGACATTAGGAAAGAAAGAGAATGTGCCATAGGAAACCTCCGTAGTTGGCGTGGGGCCGAAGCCCCTATGTTTACTTTGCGTTGAACCAATCAATCGCGTCCTTCATTGTGTCGAACCATTCCTCTTGGTCTGTGTCCCAATCTGAGGCGACATAGCAACCGTCACGATGTTCGATAACTTTGTTGCCATTGTTGAACCATGAGCATTGTGGGTTCCATGTGAAATCTGCGATAGTCATTGTTTTGTTCTCCATTTGGTATATGAGTAATGTAGGCGTTGTGATTACATATGTCAACAAAATGTTTACAAATAAATGCAGAAAAGCAGGAAAAAAATAAAAAGTCTTGTTCTTTCAATATGTTAAGGGATGAAAAAATGGGTCTAGTGCAACTGGATTTCACGGTTTCGGGTCAACCAGTGGGCAAAGGTCGCCCCAGATTTTCGAGCCACGGGCATTCATATACGCCATCAAAGACGCGAGATTATGAGAACAGGGTAGCGGCTGCGGCTTGGGCTGCGATGAAACAGGCGGGGCTAGAACCATCGCCACGGCGTATGAGCGTGATCATTACAGCTTATTTTGAGGTGCCGAAATCGTACAGCAAAAAGAAGCGGGCTGAGTGCGAGGCGGGTATTCTCATTCCCAAGCGTCCCGATATCGACAATGTGGCGAAAATAATTTGTGATGGTGCCAATGAAATCGCGTGGGTCGATGATGCGCAAATCTGGCATCTCACAGCGTTTAAGCGATATTGCGATGATGGGCAGGAACCCCACGTTGCGGTTAGGGTTTCGTGGGATGATCCGAATATAAATAATCGGGACCATACAAATCTCGCCACTTTCTAGGCTCTTTGTGGATCGCTACTTTCGATTGATCCCAAAGACCTTGGTGATGGCCTTCGCAAAGTGGGATTGCAGTTTCGTCCAATCTCTTTCGAGTTCCGAAGCGATCATGTATAGGGTGATGGGCTGTGGTCGGGGATAGCTGCGGTTCTCCGTGGGTCTGGCAGACGATGCATTTTCTTTGTCGTATTTCATCTAAAAACCTCGGGTCTTTTTGTTTCTTGGATTTGTCTTTCAAGCCGAGCGGTGGTTTTCGCGCCAGATTGGACATGGCTATCAACTTCCCTGCGTAGTAGTTCGGTCTGTGCTTTTAGGTCTGTGTTTGCGTCACTCATTAAGCAACTCCATAGGATCGCGCCCTAGAACCTCCGCTAACTTGCCTAGAGCGGCCTCTAGGTACTTGTTAAACTCCGCTTGATCCATTTTCTGGTAAGCGATGCTGTCCGCTTGGTAGTACACATCACCAGTCAACAGATTAAGCGTGGCCCTATGATAACCCAAAAGAACCTTCAAATCATCATGTAAGTGTTCGGGCGTGGCCCACTTACCCGTGGCCTCAACTGTGCGCTTGAGGATTTGCCAGTACATTTTGTGCTGTGGTGGCGATCTGTGCTTGGTGGGTTCGAGCCTGAACACCTGACCCTCCGCGCGTTCCTCTATGGCCTCTGCGTCATAGATAGTGAGGGGCATCAACTGCCCCCCAACCTTGTTCACTTGGATGGGTGGTTTAGCCACGGCCTTGAAACCATGACGCTTGTTTTTCCACCTCAAGAGGGAATGCCAAGCATCCTTCCGAAACTTTTGCGCTGTCATTGCGGAATGAACGAGCATCTTTTCCCTTTTCTACAAGGTGACGCTCCATCCAAGCCAAAGCGCGAACTTGGATTTTTGCGCGTTGGTATTTATCGCGGGGCGGGGCTTTCTTTCCCGCGTTTAGGGATGATAGTGCGGACCCATCTGGATCAGCCTCAACCAATAGCCACTTTCGCTTTTGATCATCCTCAACCAAATGAATGCTGAAACGCATTCCGAGTTTCATCTTGGCTAGTGCGCAGAGTTCCTGAGATACAACAACAGCCAATGCGGTTCGCCCCTTTGATCCCTCCTGTTTGTTATACATTTTCACATAGTTTTCGCCCGCTGTGATTGATCGTGCGTTGTGAATTGAACTTTCGATTTTCTTAAACATTGCATTTGTCCTTTTGGTACGTTGGTTATGTGGGGGATTTACAGGCCCGTCCCCCTGCGGGTGCCGAACGGTCAGTTCATCTGACCGCCTTCTGTTCCTAAAAAGGGATTTCGTCGTCCATGTCATTCCTTGGATCGCGCGGTGGTTCGCCCTGTGGCGGTGTGGTGGCCCCCTCATTGCCGCCTAACAGTTTGATCTTGGGGCCACGAATAGAAAAATAAATTTTTCCGTTGTATTCACGAGACTTCAATTCACCCGCAACGGCGACCTGTTTGTTAGTCTTGAGAATATCCGCTAATCCCATCTGGTTTGTGTTCACATCGAAATACATCATCCGCCCATCATCACCGCGATCATCACGCACACCCACACTGAATTGTAGGTACTGCCCGTTCGATCCCTCTTTTATTACGCTGTCCTGATACAGCTTTCCGATTACCTGAATAGTGATCATGCCATTAAACCTTTCTTGGCTGTGTCGTGCGCTTCCCAAAGCTGTGCAGTCAGGTGTGCGCTAAGTTGATCCTCTACGCGGTTCATAAACTTATTGAACTTATGCTCTACGTCCGCGAACTTTTGGGCATCGCTATTGGTGGTGTAAAAATCAAGCCAAGGATGCCTGCCCCGCGATAGATATATAACCCTAGCCCATGCATCGCTATGGCCTTCACAAAGCATCTCATGCGGGTGTCGCTGATAGCCCGAGCATCTGGGTTCTTGATCGCGCGGTTGCTATTATCCATGACAGGCAACCACATCATATGTGACATGCCCTCAATCGTCACTGTGCAACGAACCTCACGGGTTCCGTCTGGATACACCAGATCATCGTGAAAGTGATAACTGGCAGAATTTGGGAAATGCTTGCATACCTCTGTCCATGCGTGGGACCAAGATAGATAAGTGAAGCGGCCCTTTTTCTCTGTGTGTTCGTTCACGTTCACAGGGTATAGCTTGGCGAATACGTTAGTCATTACTCAACCCTCCAGACGCGGGCCTTACCCTGTGGACATCCCTGTGTGGTTTGTTTGATCTTTCGACCTACAGCCTCCGCGCCCTTCCTGAATGACATTGCTTGCGATGCCTTGAGTAAAACGCTATCGCCAATTTCCATTTGCAAGGCAAGGTTCTGCCAGATTGGGTTTCGCCCCTTCCCTTTGGTTTCTGGCATCGGGACATTCTTTTCTATCTTAACCATTTTTTACTTCCTCACTTTGATTTTGGTTCCATATATCAACCGCATTTGCTGCGGCTCTCTCTACAAGCGTGTGTGCGCCTTCTGGGAATTGTTTTTGCAGATATTCTTGATGCGTGATCAATCCCATCTCTGCATGGTGTGCCAGTTCGGTCATGTAATTGCTGATAGCAATTGATACTTGATTGACTACAAATGATGCGGGCGGCATGTCCTGCATGGTGGTTCTCCTGTGTTTTCTTTTGGTATCAACCTAAATAAACATTGTCTCACATATGTCAAATATTTTTTTCGGTTATTCAGAAATGAATAAATTAATTATCTGTTTGCATATCTGTGTGAAATATTGTAAGAACCAAAAAGGGCCGACACAAAGCCGACCCTTTAAGATACCAAAAGAAACACAAACTGAAGGACTACGCAAAACGCCCAAGGCTTGAGGAAGGTTAGCAGGGGGCATCCCACAGGAGGTTTCAAAGCCTCCCTAACACAAGATGTTGTGTCTGACAAGGCAGGATGGAACGTAATGGAACATCCTGAGACAATATGGACACAACATGTAGAATGGACAAAGGAGTGAACGAGTGTCCCATTACATGACCGCACTAGCAATGCGCCAACAGGGTCTAAAGCCCGCAACCAAGATTGTTCTGTATTGGCTGTCTGATCATCACAATAGCGAAACTGGATTATGTTGTCCGAGCGTTAGAACCTTGGCAGATGAATGCGAGATGGACCGCGCCACAGTTATTCGGCACCTCAATCTATTAGAGGAAATGGGATTGATTGCACGGGAAACACGCAACCGTGAAAATGGATCACAAACGAGCAATGATTTTAAATTGATGTTTGAAAATGCGACACCCCCCCATCGCAAATTGCGACACCCCCCTGTTGCGAATTGCGACCCCCATAACCTTGGAAATAATAACCTTGGAAGTAATAACCAAAAAAATACTAAAAAGGATTTGTTCTCTGATTTCTATGAAGTCTACCCAAAGAAGAAAGCACGGGGTGCAGCGGAAAAGGCTTGGGAAAAAGCGATAAAGAAAAACGATCCCGAAAAGATATTGGCGGCTGCGCGAGATTTCGCCAAATTCTCAGAGGGCAAAGATAAACAGTTCCTTCCATACCCTGCGACATGGTTAAATCAAGAGCGTTGGGATGATGAACTAGAACAAGATACCAGACGAACCACAACCGATTACTTGAACAGCCTGTTCAACGTAAATACCAAAGGGATCACAAAGCAATGAACTATGACGAACGCAAACGCATTATCTCGGGTTGGCTATTCGATACACTCAAGAGATACGAGCCACCCGCACACATGGATGATAACGCAATCCGCGAGGAAATGGTGTTGATGGTAGAGGACATCAATAGCGAAATCCCGACAGGCACAAACGAAGGTGGTCTAAAATACATCCTAGAAAAATCCGCAGAGTTCGTTCGCAAGAACCAAGCATCCCGCCGTTGGCCCTCAATCTCTATGTTCGTAAAGGGTGTGAAAGAAAACCGTTCGGCAATGGTTGAGGATCATTTACAGATCGAACACCGACCCAAGGATTTTGACGAAAGCCACATCATGGCCCGTAAGATTAAGAACGGCGATCCAGTTGGGGAATGGTGGATCACTGGATCAGGTCGTCAGCATGTCCTGAACACTGGCATCATCACGCACAACGATCTGGCCCCATACGAAAAGTATTTGCGTTATTTGCACAGTGGGATAAACTAATCCTGTCGGGCTTTAACACACTGCTCTCTGTTCGTGTAATTTTGCCTCGGCCCGACAATAACTGGCCCTCCATAGTGGGGGCGTTTTTTCTGGGGTAAGGATTTGATAAGAAAACCCGACATAGACATGGATAAATTAAAACCCGTCTATGATCTTTTGGATGAGGGTCTGACCAAGCACGAAATCCATGCAATCATCTTTCATCTATGCGCGACACATGATGAGGCATCTAAGGAAATTCTCAGCGGTATAGTTTACGCAAATAGTGTTAAGGACATGACGCTTGATCAAGTTATGTCGATCATGAGGGGGCCGTAATTTAGCTAATTCTCTGCACAGTTTACGAATTAGTAAAAAAGCCTTATATTCTAGGCATATCGTAGGAGCGATCATGTCCAAAGAACTTGAAAAACTAGCCAAGGAAAACAAAGTCGGTAGACCAACACTCTACTCTGAGGAACTGATTGACGAAATTTGCGAACGCATTTCTGATGGTGAAAGTATTAAGGATATTTGTGCCGATGATGAAATGCCAAAGCGCACAACAATTTTTCGTTGGTTGGCGAAGTATGAGGAATTTAGGAACTTGTACGCGCGTGCGCGTGAAGAACAAGCCGATCTAATATTCGATGAGGTGAAAAAAATTGCGGACGAATGCGGCGGGGAACGTGATGAGACTGGTCGATATGTCCCTGATCAAGTGACCAAAGCACGTCTACAGATAGACACAAGGAAGTGGCAAGCCGCCAAGCTGCGCCCCAAAGTCTATGGTGATAGGATTGATCACACATCATCGGATGGAACAATGCGTCCAAGCATCATTCGCCAGATCATAGTTGATAGCACCATCACAGAAGATGAATAATGCTGCGCTAGACGTACAAAGGCCACGGTGGGCGGTTCCCCTGCTAGAACAAAAGGTTCGCTATCGTGGGGCCAAGGGAGGCCGCGCCTCTGGCAAGTCTCATTTCATGGCAGAGGCAATCATAGTTCGATTGATTAGCGATCCCAACCTACGGGTTGTGTGTATCCGCGAGGTTCAAAAGTCTCTCAAGTTCTCTGCAAAGCAACTACTGGCAGACAAGATCACAAGCCTTGGTTATGAACACCTCTTTGAAATCCAAAGCACAGAGATCAAGTCCAAGGTCGGGAATGGGATTATCATTTTCCAAGGGATGCAGGACCACACCGCAGAAAGTGTGAAGTCGTTAGAGGGTTTTGACATCGCATGGTGTGAGGAAGCCCAAAGTCTTAGCCGCCGTTCACTCGAACTACTAGACCCGACGATCCGTAAAGAAGGTTCGGAAATCTGGTTTTCTTGGAACCCGTTTAAGGACACAGACCCAGTTGAACAGATATTCAAGGATAATGACGATAGTGTCTTGGTCCATGTGAACTGGTATGACAATCCGTTCTGCCCAGATGCTATGGTTAAACTGGCCCGCAGGATGAAACAAACCGACCCCCTGCGCTACAATCACGTCTGGAAGGGGGACTATCTCAAGGAAGTTGACGGGGCTTTGTGGTCCTCTGACATGATCAACATGCACAGGGTTGCGCCCGAGGATGTGCCTGAACTGGCGCGGGTTGTGGTGGCGGTTGACCCTGCGGTCACTGGCGGGAAAAACTCGGACGAAACTGGGATCGTCGTGGCGGGTCGCGCGGCTAACAAACAAGAATATTACGTCCTAGAGGATGCAACACTGCGGGGGTCGCCTGACAAGTGGATCAGTAGGGCCATATCCAGATACCACCACTATGAGGCCGACAGGATCGTGGCAGAGGTCAATCAGGGTGGCGATATGGTGCAAAAGCTGATATTAGATAGTGATAGAAGCGTGGCTTACAAAGCGGTACGGGCCACACGGGGAAAGATGTTGAGGGCCGAGCCCATCGCGGCGTTATATGAGCGGGAGCAAGTATTTCACGCGGGTAGGTTCCCAGAACTGGAAGAACAGATGATTTTTTATAACGGTTCTGGTAATGTATCCCCAGATAGACTTGACGCTCTAGTTTGGGCGATTACAGAATTGTCCCAATCAAGCGGACAGGCAGTTTGGAGAATAACGTAATATGGGCGTTTTAGATAACTTACGAAATGCGATCTTTCCGCGTTTAGAAATGAAAGAAGCCCCAAAGGTCTACGTTCAAGGCGGGTCGATGATGGGACATAAACGCCGCGACACGTTCAAGGACTACGCAACCGAGGGTTATCAACAGAACGCCATTGTGTATCGCTGTGTAAACGAGATCGCCAACGGTGCGGCCTCTATACCCTTCAAGGTATATCAAGGCGATGTGGAGCTAGAACAGCACCCACTAATTACATTGTTGGACCGACCAAACCCCATGCAAGCGGGTGTCGAATACTTCCAAGCCCTGTATTCGTTTCTATTGTTATCGGGTAACAGCTACGCCCTAGCTTCTGCGGTTAATCAGGTTCCCACGGAAATGTATTTGCTGCGTCCAGATCGCATTGAAATCGAGCCGAGCGAAACCGCAATCCCGAAATCGTACAAGTACAAGATCAACAACCAAACGGTCGCGAAGTATGAGGCCGACCCAATATCAGGCCAATCTGAGGTTAAGCATTTCAAAATGTGGAACCCGATGGATGATTACTTAGGGCTATCGCCATTAATGGCGGCTGCGGTTGATCTTGATCAGCACAACATGATCGCCAAGCACAACGTGGGCCTTTTGGTGAATGGTGCGCGTCCATCTGGTGCGATTATCTTTAAGCCCAAAGATGAGATCGGAAACTCTGTGATGTTGACCGACACACAGCGTCAAGTGATCAGCGACGATATGGAGCGCAAGTTCACAGGTCAGAAGAACGCGGGCAAGCCAATGTTGCTTGAGGGCGACTTCGACTGGAAAGAAATGGGCATGTCGCCAAAGGACATGGATTTCCTACAGAACAAGCACATGGCGGCTAAAGACATCGCGCTTTGCTTTGGTATCCCATCGCAGTTGATCGGCATTCCTGACAGCCAAACTTACGCCAATGTTCAAGAAGCGCGGCTTGCGCTGTACGAGGAAACGATTATCCCATTAGCCAAGCGCGTCGAAAGCGACTTGAACGAATGGTTGGCCCCTAGCTTTGGTGATGAAATCCGCGTTGAATATGACGTTGAGCAAATCCCCGCCATGACAGAACGCCGCCGCCGTATCTATGAGAATGTGGTGGCTGCGGTGCGCGAGGGTATCATTAGCCGCAACGAAGCGCGGGAGCGTCTGGGGCTAGAGCCAATCACTGGCGGTGATGAGGTGTTCATCGCGGCAAACCTATTCCCTCTTGGTGGCCCAGAGGTCGCAGAGGACGAAGGGGTTGATCCAGAGGAAGCGGGAAAATCTGCGTATGGAAC